TTCCACCTTGCAACTGTAGATATTGTAACTGATCCTTCCGGCCCTAACTGCTTTGTTAACGGCATTATGGAAAATACTGAATATTACTATGATATTGCTTCTGGCCACTGGAGAGTTCAAGAACCAATCGAGCAAGTAATTGAAGAGATCCAGGAAGAAGTAGAAAAACAAGTAAGAAGAGTTGTCCATCGCGTTGACGAATCTACGGCAGCACGACTGTTCGAACGCTTTGTGAATTCACTTAGAAGTTGAGAATTGTATAAATAATACTCATATAGATAATCCAATGAAAAAGAGGAGAGAACATATGTCAAATGAGCTAGACGAAAAGTTCGTTGCCGACCACTCAGGTGGTGAAGGTGTTCCTGCAGCAGAAGTTGCGGACGCAGTCACTGGAAGCGGCGGCGCGGTTAAAAAGAAGAAAGCAGACGTAAAGAAAACTGTCGATGCGTCCGCTGAGAAAATTTCTACACCTACACCAGGTATGAAAGAAGAAACTGAAACTGCAACTGAATCAGTGGAAGCTGAAGAAGTAGTAGAAGAAGTTATCGAGATTGAAGAATCAATTGAAGCTATCTTCGAAGGCATGGACCTAACTGAAGAATTCAAAAATAAAGTAACTTTGGTGTTCGAAGCGGCTGTTAACGAAGCTGCTACAAAGAAAACTGAAGCGGCAGTTGCTGAGCATGTTGAAAGACTTGAAACAGAAATGAACGAGTCTGTTGAAACTTCAGTAAACAACATTGTTGAAAATCTTGACTCATACCTCGACTACGTAGTAGAAGAGTGGATGAAAGAGAATGAGGTTGCAATCGAAGCTGGTATTAAAGTTGAGATGGCAGAATCATTAATGGCAGGCCTACGTGGATTGTTTGAAGAGCACAACATCGAAGTTGATGACGAAACAATCAATGTCGTTGAAGGCTTGGAAGCAGAAGTTGCTGAAGCAAAAGACTCTGCTAACAAAGCAATCAATGAGAACGTAGAGTTGTCAAAAGAAATCGCTTCTCTCAAAGCAGAGCGCATCTTCGACGAAGTTACTGAGGATCTTACACTCACAGAAAAAGAAAGATTCAAAGTTTTGTCAGAAAAGCTAGATGTTTCTGATATCGAAGAGTACTCAAGCAATCTATCTACACTTAAGGAATCATTCTTCAAGAAGAAGACTCCGGTTGTAGAAGAAGTTGCTAGCGAAGATGAAGAAGAGATTATCACAGAAGAAACAGAAGTTAAGAAACCAGTTTCTGACTATTCTTCTGTAAATGCTCTAGTTGAGGCTCTTAACGCAAGATCATCAAAATAGTAATGAAACTTTAACTTTTATAAATACATCCAGAGACTTTATTAAAACAAGGAGATAGAAATCGATGGCACAGTCAAACTATCAAGCACTTGTGGAAAAGTGGGGCCCAATCCTTGAGCACGAATCTTTTTCACCTATCAAAGACAACCACAAGAAAGCGGTAACTGCCACTATTCTTGAAAACACAGAGAAAGCATTGCTAGAATCTGGCGACCGTCAGATGTCAATGAGCTCTCTACTTACAGAGGCACCTGCAAACGACGCAAGTACAGGTGGTTTCGGTTCAGGTTCACCAGCAGCTGGTCCTACAGCTGGCTACGATCCAGTACTTATTTCACTTGTACGTCGCGCAATGCCAAACTTGATCGCGTACGACATTGCTGGCGTTCAGCCAATGACAGGACCGACAGGTCTTATCTTTGCAATGCGTTCACGTCAGACATCACAAGCTGGTACTGAAACATTCTACAATGAAGCAGACACCACATTCTCAGGTACAGGTACACAAACAGGTACTATCCCAGCAACTGATTCAGCGAACACAACATTGTTCGAAACAGGTGCAGGTATGGCAACAGGTGACGCTGAAGCACTTGGCGACGGTGGCGGCACAAACTTTGCAGAGATGGCATTCTCAATCGAGAAAGTATCAGTAACTGCGAAATCAAGAGCGCTAAAAGCTGAGTACACAACTGAATTGGCACAAGACTTGAAAGCAGTTCACGGTCTTGACGCTGAAACAGAATTGGCGAACATTCTACAGTCTGAGATCCTTGTGGAAATCAACCGTGAATTGGTTCGTACAATTTACGCAACAGCTAAAACAGGCGCGGTTGGCACAGCTGCTACTGGTGTATTCGATCTTGACGTCGATGCAAATGGTCGTTGGTCAGTTGAGAAATTCAAAGGGCTTATGTTCCAAATCGAACAAGAAGCGAATGCTATCGCAAAAGGTACACGTCGCGGTAAAGGTAACATGGTTATCTGTTCTTCAGACGTTGCTTCAGCATTGCAGATGGCCGGTGTTCTTGACTACACACCAGCGATTGCAGGTAACTCACTAGAAGTAGACGACACAGGAAACACATTCGCAGGTGTTCTTAACGGTCGTTACAGAGTGTACATTGACCCATATGCAGGCAGCAACTACATGGTTGTTGGTTACAAAGGTTCAAGCGCATTCGACGCAGGCTTGTTCTACTGCCCATACGTTCCACTACAGATGGTACGTGCAGTTGGTGAGAACAGCTTCCAGCCAAAAATCGGGTTCAAAACTCGCTACGGCATGGTTGCAAACCCATTCGCACAAGGTACAACTCAAGGCTTGGGTGCTCTTACAGCCCAATCAAACGAGTACTACCGTGCAGTACGAGTTACAAACTTGTTCTAATAAAAAGAAGTCGGGTCAACCGAACGAAACTGG